AACGCGACGCCGACAGGCCCGAGTTCCACTTCGCCACGATGTACAGCCAACGGTTGCGTGAAATCAGGCAGCCACGTCTGCACGAGAGCGCCGTTGACGGTGGTGATGCCGCAGAAGCCATCCAGCCCCACGCGATATGCGTAGATGTCGGTAGTTCCATCGACGGCCACGGGAATAATCGGGTCATTCGTGCCGGACTTTTCACCAGGATCGACCATGAGAATGCCGCCATAGGTTTCACGCGTAATCGGACGGCCATTCGCACCAAGCAGCCCTTCGACAGGATCCTTGACGTACTGGGATGTGCGGCGTGCAGCGGCACGAAGCCGTGCCAGCGCCTTGCGATTACCCATGAGCACCGTAGGGGTGCCGTCGAGCAAGGAAAGGAATTCGTCGATGCTGTCCAGCACCTTGAATCCCTGCTCCGTCATGTCGGTCCAGTCCGGTTTGCTTGTGGCGTCCTCCGTTGAGGATCCGGTCAAAGCCTTGTCCAGTCCGTCGAAACCGTTGGCGTCGACTGCGGTATCTCCCATGAGCACCATTTCTTGGAATTTTGTGCGCGTGGATTTGACCTTCTGGGTGATGTTCAGAGCGATGGTACCGGAAGATTCAGGGCCGAGCTTCGCGGTCACGCGATCCAACTCGAACGCGCCACCCATAACCGCCAGATGCGTGGTGGCCTTCTCGGTTTCGACCGATTGTGGCGCATACTCGCTGTTAATGGCGCGAGTGGACGCCGTAGCCTGTGTTTTGAGACGACGATACCCGTAATCAAGCGTCGCTCCACCGCCCGCGGGATTGACTGCCTGATCAAAAACCAGGGAGTCGAGGATAGCGGATTCCTTACGGAATTCGTCAATGACCATCGGATCGAAGTCTTCGGTCGCATTGTTCTTGGCTTCTGCCAATGTGACAACCATAATCAGCCCCTTTCAAAGGTTGACGAGAAATGATTATTGCTTGTAATGAGCTTTGATTGACTCTTCCAGATTCTTTGGTTTGAGTGCCCCGCCGTTGCCCTGACTCATATCAGGCTTCGGCTTTTTCGGCCCATTGTTGATGTTTGCGAATGAGAGGATTTCCTTTGCGTCGGCGACCATGGCGTCATGGTCTCCTCCGCGAATGCGGGAGGCGAGTTTCAATGGCAGTCCGACTTCTGCAGCGACCTCGTACCGTTCAGCCTTCGCGGCGTTCTCGGTGTTGGACTTTTCGAGAGATGCAAGCCGTTCGGCTTCCTTCTCGGCTTCGGTCTTTCCTTTGTCCTCGTATTCCTTGATCTTGGACTCGTATTCGGCGATCTTGGCCTTCGCGGCCTTGTTCGCCTCGCGCTCGGCTTGCAGGGCCTTCAGTCCGCCCTCACCAAGCTTCTCGTCGCCATCCGCGCCGGTTGCACCTTGAGCGCCGTTCGGTTCGACTCCACCCTGATTCTGTGCATTATCGCCAGAATCTTCGGAGCCGCCGCCTTCAGCACCGGAATCGATGGTGCGGATACGATATTTGAGCCACCATTTATACATGGTTTCCTCCCATTATTGGTGTGGCGTCGCGCCACCTGCGCCAACGGCATCGTGCCGTCGGTTGAAAAATAGATGTCGGCTAGTCGAGTATCCAGCCGTAGTTACGTAGGAGCCTTTCGGCCTCCGATTGATTGCCTTTCGCGATCTGGTAGATCGTCTCGGGCATGAGTCGCGGACGGTCGGCACGCCAGTATTTCGACCCGTAAAGAACGTGCTGCTTGACGTATCCGGCCTGTTTCATCCGCTGATATGCGACACCATGCTTCGTGGTTCCCTCGATCGTGTATTTGATATCGCGACCATAAAGCTGCGCCGAACGGACGTCGCCTCGTTTTCGATAGGCGTTGACCAACTGGTTGAGGTCAGCGCCGTCGCGATACGCCCGAGCGTTCGCTGAGCCGCGCAGGACGTTCGAAAGCTCGTCGTCGGACAGCGAGTTAAGATAATCGCCCGCGTCCGTGTAATGCGTCGCCAGAGCGCCTTCGTCCGTGCTCCATACAGCCGTACAATCGCAACGGGGATGACGTTCAAACGCCACCTTTCCACTGCGCATGCCAGCCAATATGACGCACCTGCCACAGCTCGGCGGAGTCAGCGCGCGAACATAATGAGCGTTGATGTCAATGCTCTTCGCCGACGCCAAGCCAGCACTGCGTGCAGTGTCGGCCAATACGGTTCGGGCGCGCTGCTCGAAACCGTTTTCGATGATTCGCAACGCGGTAGGCGTATCAGCTCCGTTTTTGACGGCGCTCTTACCGGCTATGACCGACTCCCATAGGTCGGAAAACGTATCCACGCCATTACCGGCATAACCGACGAGTTGCGATGTGTCGAAATCCGTGGAACGTGTAGCCATCCCCCGCGAACCCATGTCCTGCATCACGTCTGGCGTGGTGTCATACATATAGTCGGCGATATCAGACTGCGCTGAGTCAAGCAACGACAGCATGGGCAACGAGGCGCTGGAGTAGGCTTGGTTGAAATCATCCGAAGCGTTCCTGCGCCAGACGAGAAGCATTTCGCCGACTGTCTTATTGCTCCGGTTGCGCAGTCTCCTGCTTTGCTCCGTCGCCGACTTCGGCAGATGTTGCGTTAGTAGCGCCATCGGAAGCCTCCGGTTTCATGAGATTATCCCACTGCGCTTCATCGGCGGCCTTGAATCGTTCAGCCTCCAGATCCTTGCGGGCCTTGCTCCAGCCGAGTTCATCCCAACCCCCCTCACGGGAGAGGAACACCGTACCAGGCGAAAGCTTCTGCAATGCGTCCGCCTTCTGGCTGAACGTTGGAGTCGCCGGGTCATCCCAGTCGGTGCGAATCCGGTTGCCTTCAAGCCATTCGCCCTTGCCGATCCGGTAGGCCAATGCCATAACGTTCGCCCAGCAATCGCCGTCCATCGCATTCTTAATTTCGACATTTTTTACTAGACGGCTCTCGTCGGCCCGTATTGCGCCTTCCGCTGCGGGGTTCGCCGTGTTCTGCCCGAAATAGCGGAACGGCAGACCGGTGACGGCACTGACCTGTTCGGCCAGCATGTCGATGACGATCTTGAAATTTCCCAGATCGGCGGCTTGGAACTGACCGAACTTGGCCTCTTTCGACGTCGTCATGGTCATCGCGTTGTAATACGCCTTCCACACCGGCGCGACCTTGCCGGTTTTAGCGTCGATGAAATCATCTTTGCTCATGCCGACCGCCCATTTGCCGGGTACGGCGTTCGCCTCGACGGCAACCTGTAGATCCATGAGCACGCGGGCCGCCATGTCGGTGGGGCGCAGCACGTCCTTCATCTCGGTTTCGCCGTAGAAATTGCCGACGCGCGGGCGGTTCAGGAACTGGACGACGGGGACGCGGCCAAGATCATGGTCGTCGCGGTCCTCCATCTCCCAATCCCAGCCGTTCACGCGATGCAGATGGATAGTGGAATCGGGCAAGTACAACGTCGCATACTGCGGCGCGAAACGTTTCAGCGGATCCTCGTAGACGCGCAATGCCGACATGATTTTACGGGTTCGTGGATTGATTTCCGCGATCATCGTCTTGGACGACTCGACCGATATCAGGGGGTGTTCCGCGTCGTCCTCGTTCGTGCCGACGGTTACGAAACCATGGCCCTGAATCCGTGTCTCGAGATGGTTCATGAGCGACTGGGATTCCATGTTGTTGGCTTCCCAAATCTCGCCCAGATAGTCATTGCTTTTCGGCTCGTCCGGCAGCGAGAACGATCTGACCGACTGGCGCTGCACGATGCTATCAACGGTCACGCGAGGCCAGTTCAGCGGGAACTCGAACGCGCGTAGCTCCGGCGGAACAGCCAAACCAAGCGTCTGAATCCGCTGATCGCCGGAATAGTAGTCGTCAAGCTCCGCATGTGTCTTACGACGTTTCATCAGCTGCGTATAGAGATGACGTAGCAATGTCTTGTCATCCGAAGATAACTCCGTTGTTTCCCCTGCCATAACCACCTCCTAGCATTGAATCGTCATCGTCGTCAGAGCCGAGCAGAAACACCCGCGAAGATCCTTCGGACCAACCGAGTTGCCGCATATCACAAGCGGCCTCATGGGCCAGTATGTCGGCCATGCTGATATCGATTTTCTGATTTTCGCTCGGCTTGCCGAGTACGAACTTATCTCCTGGTTTGGCAACCATTCGGGCCGCCATCATATGCAGTTTCGCGGTTGCGTCGGGACTGTGCGTCGTTGTGTGGTCAGCCGTATCCTCGCGAAACCTCACGAGCGCGTTGTACATGCGTCCAACCTGATTAGTCGGCCAAGCCACGACGGTATCCTCGCCATAGCGTTCGCTCCATGCATCGACCTGCGTTTCCCATGGGTGTGGGTCGCAATAAAAACGTTGCACATGATATTTTTCGAACATTTCGGATACACACGCATCGACCTCGCCTCGCGGAATGCGCCCCTCCCACTCCTTGGGGTTCCAAAAAGCGGGGCGGTGATCCTTGCTGTATGTTGGAGTCCATCGCCAACCGTCATTCGTTTCTGCGCGTAACGCAGTCCAGTCGCCGGACTGTGAGCCATCGAACCCTAGACAAATCTCGGTACCGTCTGGCGGTACGGGATTATCTTCTTCCGTGCTGTCATACAAAGCTTCAGGCATATACGAGCCGAGTCCCTGCACGAGCTCGCAGCCGAAGAAACGTCTCGCCTGAGCAGGGTCGCGTTCCATGAGTTCGCTTGCAGTAGCCTCGATCATGTCCAGATCAATCCAAGGACTGCCCTTATACACAAATTCAAGAATTTTTCGACGATCCTGCTGATCTGCGAAGTCAAGCTCGGGGTCATGGCGCTCGAAGTACTTCATGATGTCGTTCGAACGGCTCTCGTACGTAGCCTGTCCGAAACTCGCGTCCATCGGGTCCCACGGATTCGTCAGCTCCAATATGCGGCCATCCATGCCGGATGCGCCACGAAGCACCGTGTCAGCCACGTCGAACATGCCAGAACGTTTCGTATATATGCCGGATTCGTCCAGTAAAGCGAAATTGACGGGGTTGCCCAGCTTTGAGCGTGCCGACGACGTAACCGGGTCGATACGGCCTCCGTTCGGCAAGCGAACGAAGCCCTCGCGCACCTTCATGAGGTCGTCAAGATGCCCGTTACGGATCATGGTCTGCAATGGACGGTACACGTTCGCCGTCTGGTCCTCGCTGTTCGCGAGCAACTGTATGAGAGCAGTACGCCGTGGCATCCCCATAGGGTCACCAGACTCATATACATACTCAAATCCACAGCCACAACCCCAATCGGAGCATCGGTACACTTCGCCACCCTGCGCCCAGCCACAGAACACACACGGTCCAACAGCCTCGAAACATGCGACAGCCGCGCCGAATGGCGATTTACCGAGCTTCTGCCCGCCAACAATCTGACCACGACGATATCGAAAAGCAGCACCCTGCTTAGGGCGTACTGCATCATACGCCACATCGGGTTTTACTCGATAGAAATCAACGGCGTTCCTCAGCTGCCAACCAGTCAAAACGAAAGGTTTATTGAGGTCATATCCACTCGGAACCACGCAATGAGACTGAACCCAGTCAGAAAAAATGAAACCAAGTGACTTAACGCTCATCAATCCTCCAAATCCGCATACCTCTCACGCGCAGACGGGAACGGTATCACCTTGGAATCGTTCGATTTCGATTGTCTTTTCTTCGGCTCATCCACCACGATCTTCCAACCATTGATTCGCAATCCCTGCGGCGTAAGGCCTATTGTGTCGGCGAACCTGCATAACGCCGTCCGGTCTGCTGCCTTCGCTTCGGGCTGCTCGCACAGCACATACTGGCGCACGTATTGCGCTAGTGTGACCTGCAAATATTTGTATTGCGGTCGGCTCCACGCGAACCCCTGCGGGAGCTTCCATAATTGCCGCCACACTTCAATTTCGCGGTCATTACGAATCTGCGAACCGGATTCGTCACGCTCCCTATGCGTGCCCTCCTCATCCTTCCAGACGTCCCACAGAACGAGCTTCGGTAATGGAAACGATGGCGACCGACGTTTATATCCAGCAGCAGGGAGAGCAAACAACCCGCCTGCGCGCGATTGGAAACTTTCAGACGAAGGGTCAGGCATACGACCGCCAGACGGCCTAGGACTACCCAGAGGCATCACAAATCACCGTCCTTAAAACAACAGCGGGATCTCCATGCGGTCACGCTTCATCGAATTACAGCCAAGATGTGCACATTGCACATTCCCCCGTGTATGCGTACCGCCATGGATCAACGGGATAATATGATCCAGACTCGCTGACTTCGGATCAGGCCAAGCCAGATCCTTGTCAACTTTCATCCCGCAGATTCCGCACACCCAATGGTCACGCTCGAAAATCTCTATATTCGTAAAAACCTCAACAGTGCCATTATTGTATTTCAACGCACGGCGACGCTCATAATTAGCCTGACGACGTTCGTTCCATGGTTCGCACGGATCCAAGCCACGAGCGCGGCGCGAACGATGATAATGCATCGAACACAAGCCACGGGCGCGCACTGGACGATTGCAGCCGTCGATTATGCAGAAAGAATTCTTGGAATCCTTGCCATCATGTTCCCTCATACACTCGCTCGAACAGTATTTCTGAAACGACTTGTTGACCGGAGAGAAGTTCTTGCCGCACTGATGACAGACCTTTACAATAGACTTTCTTTTCTCTTTCAATATGCAAGAGTGTTTGGACGAACGATATTGCCGTTGGCATTGTTCTGAGCAGAACTTTTTATCATATGTCGAACCCGTATCGAATTCCGCTCCACAGAATATGCAAGATCGTTTTACCGAAACCGTCTTCGGCTTATATCTTTGTTTGTAATACGAGTGTGCATATTCTTTTGCGTGCGAAATCCTGCACTTGTCACAACGTTTGCGACAAGTTCTTACGACAATTTCACAACCACAATCAATGCATGTAGACTTAACCACATCGACTCCTAGATAGTCGGTCACGCAGCCGGATACTTGCAATATCGCGGCTGCAATTACATTTACCATTATACCGTAAAATTTACGGAAGCATCAAAAACCTCAAATAGCTAATTTGCAGAAACTTGCGAGCCACCTCACCGGCGGTGCCGAAAGGGTGCCACTGGGGTTGCCCCCGTGGGGTGTGTTAACGTGGTTGACAATAATTTTTTCGGTTTCATCGGAATTTTTCCTGTTTGGTTGCTCTCAGTCCCATTGTTCGCGCATGCGAATCGAATTGTTTTGTCCTGCTCGTCTGTTGCAGCTTGGGTGTTCGGGCCCTGTGATGTGCCGTCGGCTGTCGTCGTGTCCAAGGTCCCAAGCTTGTGTCGGGTCGATGATCTTGTTGCATCGTTTGCAGTAGAAGCGTATGCCTTGTGCCATGAGCAGCTTGCAGTGGAGGCGTGCGTGTCGGTATGCCTTGTCGTATCCTCGTTGTTCCGGTGTTCCTCGCTCGAGCTCGTGCTGTCGGGCGTGGGTGGGGCAGTACCTGG